GCCGCCGAACACATTGTCGGTCGCGCCGCGTTGCAAATAGAGTTTGCCCTTGGCGGTGGTGCCCTTGGCATCGCGGAATTCGAGCTTGGTGCCCCACAGACGCGCGTCGCCGGTGACGCGCATATTGCCTTCGACCCAGACCAGTTCGTTGCCTATCAGCCGGTCGAGCTTCTTGCCGGTGGGATCGATCGCGTTGGTGATGTCGTCGGTGGTAATGCTGCTCGCGCTGCATTGGTCGTCGGGCGTTTGCGCAGGGTCGCGATCGGTAAAGCGATCACGCAGGCGCAGCACGCCATCGGCGGCATAGACGCTTTCGGCGATCTGGCCGGCATAACGGCGCAGGACGCGGCTCTGTTTCTTGCCGTCGGCGGTGCGTTCTCCCAGGTTGCCCGGAGATCCCGAGGTCCATGCGGCTGCGCCGACCGGCACCAGCCAGCGCGCGCTGTCTTCCGGGAATTGCTGATGCGGGATCGAGGCGTCGCAGACCAAAGGCGCGTCGGCGTCGATCGAGTTGAGCGCGAGCCGTGCATCCTCGACCAGCGCGCCGGCGACGGTGACGCCGCTTTGCCGGTCCTTGACCGCACTGAACGCGCCAACCTCGATCGCATAGGATTCCTGGACGCGCGCATAGCTGTCGCTGCTGTTGCACGTCTGCCAGCCCGGTCGCAGGCCCTGGAACGGCTTCTGATCATAACGCAGCCAGACCCGCTGGTTGCCGCTCGGCAGGCTGGCGAACAGCGCCGGGGGGACCGGCGCCGGCGCGAGCACCACGATCGGACGGCCATAACCGTCAAAGGCAAGACCGGGCAGGATGTAATAGTCGAACCCGCCGCTGGCATTGGCAATCTCGACCAGGTCCAGGCCGATACAGATGCCCCAGCTTTGCCCGGCCAGCGCCGCCTCACGCGACAATTCGCGAGCGTAGTCGATTGCGGCTTCCAGATCGGCGGCGCCGATATATTGACCCTCGAAATAACTGGGCCGTTCGGATCGGGCGGTGGTCATGGCCTCGGCCTCCTCAGCCTTGCTTGCGGCGCTTGGGCGTGACGGGTTTGAGCGCGGCGAGTTGCTTCTTGAGTGCGGCGATCTCGCCGGCATGCGCGTCGAGCTTGGCGTTGAGAGCGCGGACGTCTTCGCCGGGCTGCGTCGGCGCGACCAGATTGGCCAGCCCCCCGGCAAGAGCGACACCCGGTTGCGCGAGCCCGCCGAGCAACGCGAATGGCCCGGTCATCGCGACCTTGGCGAGCGCGGCGGTGCGCTCGGCGCCGCTCAGTTCGGGATCGATCGTGACCCGTGACCGCATCATCATCGCGTTGCTGAAATCGCCAGCATCGATCGCGCCGCCGGACATCTTGGCGCGCGCGAACGCCGCCTCAAACGGGGTCGTGTCGAAGCTCGGTTGGACGCCGTCATACTGACCCTGGGGCATGTTAGGCATTTTGGGCGGGCCGCCTGCCTGATGAATCTCTTGGGGAGCGACGGGCGGTGGCGGTGCCGCGGCGGCCGGCGCGGCGGCAGGCGGCGCTGGCTGGTGCGCCTGATCGCCGGCAACCGATCCGACGATGCGATCGGGCAGCCCGAACATCTCGCAGCAGACCTTGTGCATGCCCTCCTGAATCATCCGCGCGATCGGCACCCAGCCGAGCCAGTAATGCAAGGTCGGGAAGGTAAGCACGGTGCGGCGTTGCGGGGTCCAGTCGCAGACCGAAATCACCGTGCAATCGCCGCGCCGCACCTTGATCAAGGCAAGCGGAACGCGCGGATCGCCCGGCGACGGGCAGGGCGGCAGCGCGTTGGAACAGACGCAACCGATCATCAGCTCGAATACGATCACGGCCATCTGTTCGGTCGCATCGGTCATCGCGGCGTTGAACGCAGCGACCGGCTGGGTCGGCGCGGGAATGACGATCGCTTGCAAGGTCGCGAGCGCCTGGCAATTGGTGCCGCCGGTGCGCGTGATGTAATTGGCGATGGCGGTACGCGCCTGGCATCCCCATTGGAACCAGGCGGTGCGCTGATTGGCACTGATCCCCTGTTTGATGTCGCCGGGCGCTGCCGGGATCGCTTCCTGCAATTGCTTCACGCAGCAGGCGATGCGGTGCATCATGTCGCCTTCGAGCATGCCGAATATGCCCGCCATGCCGGTATCGCTCAAACTGCCTTTGTCGCCGTGTGGCTTCTGCTCGATGTCATCGGGCACGCGATAGACGTCATAGCGATAGGTTTCGCAGGTGACGGTCGGTTCGCAGCTCGGCGGATTGCCGCGGTTGAGCTTGGGCGTGCTCGTGGCGGGAACTGGGGTCGTTGCAGTGGCGCTTCCGCAACTGCACGACGTGCCGCCGCCGCACGATCCCGAACTCCCGCCGCATCCGCAACTACTGCCGCTCTTGCCGCCTGTGCCGCAGCCGCAACTCTGGCCCGCACCGGTCAGCGGGGTGATCCCACGCGACGGGCTTTCGGCATAGCGGATCGCGAGGATCCAATTCTCGACGACGTCGCCGCAATTGCCCTGGGCGGCATAAGGGCGGCAGTCGGGCTCGTTATCGACGCGGCAGCGCGCGATCAGCGCGCAAATATCGACCTGATCGGGTTTGCAGACGACGATGTCCTCGCCGCATGGCGACAAGGCGTAGCCGGGCGAGACACCGACAAAGCCGCTGTCGCAGGGTGCGCATTTGACCTCCAGCCCGCATACCACGCCGGAGCCGAACAAGTGGCGATTATGGAGCTTGCTCTTGCCCGTGATGTAGTGGTCGAGAAGGTTGAGGTCCTTTTCCGACAATATCTGTCCCGCGAAGAAGCGCGGGCGGCACAGGCATTCGAGGCCGCCGCAATCCGGACATGGCTGGCACGACGGGTCGGGCGGCATCCGGTTTTTTTGGGTCCCGGTCCGGGTGCCGTCGGCATTGGTCGCCGGGCCGAAATTGGTGATCGTCGTCATCGCGAAATGCTCCTTGATCGTGCCACGGCTCTTTGTTTGGGCATGATCGTGCCGGAAAACCGGCTGCCACTTTTCCGGATCATGCTCAGTCCTTCATCTCGAACCAGCTCTCGAACATCCCGCCCTCGATGCCGTCGCCCGACTTGCGTTGCGGAAGCCAGGGCGAGAGGTGGTTGCCATCGAGGCTGCGTTTCTTCTGGTCCGAGATCAGGTCGCCGTGCAGCAGCACGCGAACTCTGCCCTCGCTGATGAAGCCGGCGGCGGTCGGCCGCCAGCGCACGCCATCGACGAATGTCGCATTGCTGGGCTGGACATTTAATTGGCCATTGGGGTCGGGATCGAGATTGCAGAGTTCCTTGAACTTCAGGCCTTCGATCTCCCCGGGCCAGTCGCACCAGCAGAGCGTGCGCTGGTCGCCGCCCTCCATCTGCTGGACCTGAATCTGGAACGAGTTGAAATCGATATCCCTCCGGCGCACCGGCAGGTCGAAACCGATCACCAGCCCGTTCTTGAAGAGGTCGCCCGACGAGAGCACGCCGCGATGTTCCCAGCTGATCGTGCAGATATGCGCGAGCGACCAGTCGAGTGTCGCGTCCTTGCCGTCCTTGCCGTCCTTGCCGTCCTTGCCGTTGGTGCCGTTCGTTCCGTTGGTACCATTCGTCCCGTTGGTACCATTCGTCCCGTTGGTTCCGTTGGTCCCATTCGTGCCGTTGGTGCCGTTCGTTCCAGGGTCACCCTTATCGCCCTTGTCGCCCTTCGGCCCGGCGACGCCCGGGCCGGCATTGCGCAGGCACAACAAGGCCTGGGCGATAGCCTGTGTGCTGGGCAGGATCGTGCGCCAGGTCGTGTCGTCGATCCGCGCGATATGATTGGCTGGATCGCCGGCCGCATCGCCGGGCAAGTCTTCGAGCGCGTCGCCCAGATGATAATTGTCGATCGTTGCCAGGATCAGGCAATCGGGCGTGGTGCAGCCGGGACAATCTTTGCCGTCGAGCACACCCCAGCAATCGGTCTCGGCAATGGTGACGACGGCGACACCGCCCGCCGCGTCGACCGCGAGGTCGCCGGTATAGGGGACGTAGAGCCGATCGCCCGAAGGCGACAATGCGAAGCCGCCGAGCGGGCGGCCGACCGCGACATTGCCCGTCGGCGGCGCGGCCTGGCCGTCGGCCAGGCGCGTGAGATCGATGCCGGCGATCGTGGCGTTGGTGCCGTCGTCCAGGCCGACCCACGCCCAGCCGCCACCAGGTGCGATGACGATATCGACCGGGGCGGCGGGAAGCGCCGCGCTGGTGCCGATCAGCGTCCCGGCAACCGGATCGATCATCCGCACCACCTTGGCCGCGCTATCGAGCAAGGCGAGGCGCGGGCCGGCGGGATCCGACACCGTAGCGATCGCGTCGATCGCGATCCCGGCGATCGTGACCGCTGTTTCGGGCAGCGCCGCCGCGGAAAGGTCGATTGCGAAGACGCCCCCGCCGCCCTTCGCCGCGATGAACGCCTGTGTCGCACCTGATAGCGCGATGCCGATGCGCGCCGCGCCGATGTCGCGCGTCGCGCTGGGCGTGGTGGGATCGGGCACTGCCGCCGGATAGAGCCGCAACAGGCCCTTGTCGCGGCCGAGAAAGAGCAGACCAGCCGGGGAAAAAACCAAGTCCGCGCCACCGGCGCCGCTGCCTGGCACGGTGCCGGCCCGCACCGCACCGGCGGCGATGCCGCCAGCGGCATCCGGCGCGAATACCGATAGCGTGATCGGATCGTTCGGCTTCGTCGCGGCGCGTGACAAGGCAACCAACGTCGCCCCGTCATCCGAGACGGCGAGCGCCAGCGCCTGCTGACCGAGCGGGGCGGAAGCTTCGACCGACTGATTGGTCAGGTCGATCTGGTACAGGCTGGCCTTGGGGTCGCCGGTCAGCACGAACAGCCGGTTGCGGTCGGCGTCGAGCGCGACGAAGGCGGCATGGGCGATGCCGATCGTCGAGAGCCATTGCAGCTTGGGCGCATGGAACGTCGGCTCGGGCAGCGGCACGTCGACCTTCAGCTCGACCGCGAACGATTCGAGAATGCGGTTCGGCGCGCATTGCGTGTCGTCGCAGCCGCATTCGTCGAACAGGACCGGGATCTCCTCGGTCGGGCATTCGCGATAGGACAGGAAGAATTGCAGATTGTGCGGCTTGCCGTCGTTGGCGTCCTTGAGTGCCCGGAATTGCGGGAAATCGGTCAGGACGAGCACCTCGTCGTCGAGCACCAGGATCTCATTGCCGCAGCAATCGATCGCGCTGCCCGACTTGAGCACGACCATGCGGTCGCGGCAGGCGGGATTGGGGTGCTGCACCACTTCCAGCCCGCAGACTATGCCGACGCCGTGGAGACGCTGATGGTGGCGGCGAATCTTGTCGCGGAAATAGCGTTGCTCGTCAGTGAAATCGCGTTCCACCAGCAACTTGCCGGTGAAGTAATTGTTGCGGACCGGGCTGGTCGGTTCGCACTGCTCGCAGCATTCGCCGCCGCAGGACCCAGCGATCGCGTGATGATGCGTCATGGGTTCAACTCCCTCGTGAAGGTTGCGGCGGCGGCAGCAGCCGGGCCGAGCGGCCGATGCGGGCGGCTTCCGGACCGCCCGGCACCGCGCCGGTGAGAATGGTGGCGCGACCGAGTGCCGAACCGTCGAGCGTCACGCCCGCCGGCCAGCATCCGATCACGCTGTCGAAACCGATGCTCGCCTGCACGCCGATGCGCATGCGGGCGTGGACCGGGATGATCGCCACCAGCGCGTCGGCCGGGGTCAGGTCCTGGATCAGGCGGCGCACCATCCCGAGCTTGCGCCCGTCGGAGATGGTCCGCGCGGGCAGGAAGACGCTGGCGCGATTGGCCGCGACGTTGAACGGATCGAGCAACGGATTGCGCGTCGTGTCGAGGCGGGTCGCACCGGTCTGGGCAGTGTCGTCGAGCCGGCTGCGGCCGAGGATGCTTTCTCCCCACAGCACTGCGTCCGACCCAAGCCGCCCCTTGCCGAGCCACAGCCAGCGGCGCAGTTTCCAATGTTCGAGCACGAGCGTGGGCGGTACGGGCGGAGCGGCGGCCGGGCGGCAACGTGGCCCGCAAACCGGGCGCTGCGGCATAAGCTTCAGATCGTCCCAGCCGAGCCAGAGCAACAGCATATTGCGCAGGCCCCGGACAGTGCCGCGACAGGCGAACAGCTTGCCGGCGGCTTTGACGATCGCGCGGCGTCGCGCTTCGGGCCAGCCTCGTTCGACCGACAGACCGATCCAGCTGCCGATCCAGCCGAGGACGTCGTTCGCCTTGCCGGCCGGGGCGGATGCGGGATCGAACATCGCGGCACCGTTGTCGATCCGTGCCTCGATGTCGCGGAACCCGCGATCGAAGATCGCCAGCAGCCGGTCGGTGAAATCGGCCGACACCGGATCCGACCCGAAGGCCGCGGGCAGATAGCGCCGCAACGAGATGCGGGGATATTCGATCACCGTGCCGCACAGCCGCGGCGTGCCGCTGCCGTCGCTGCCGAGCGTCGCGCGCAGCCAGAGATAACGGCCGGGCGGCGAAAGGATCAGCGCGTCGCCGCCGTCGCCGGACCACGGCACCGCCGTCCAGGCCGAATCGGGCAGCAAGGCGATCACGTCGTCCGGCACCGCTGCTTCGGCTGTGTAGGTCGAGAACATGGCGCGCTGGTGCAGCCCGATCATCGCGTCCGGCATCAGCCGATGCCAGGTGCACCGCGCGATTCGGCTGTCGAGCGCGGGACTGGTCCAGACCGCCGCGGTGGCGAAGGCGGGGGAAGGGGGCGCCGGCCAAAGCGCGGAATCGCCCTCGCCATCATAGCTTCCGGCCGCGGCGCAGATGCCCGACAGATCGATCGTGCCGTCGGGCGCGACCGGGAAGGGCGCGGGGGGAAAATCGTCAGCGACCTCGCGCGGCAATGCGGCGCGGCCGGCGCTTGCGCCCGTGCCGGTCACGATGGTGATGGCCGGTTGGCCCGGCACCACGACGAATAGCCGGCCATGGCAATCGAGCACGATAGCGGTGACGGCGCCAAGCCCCTCGATCGCACCACGCCAGCCGCCCCAGCGATGGAAGCGGTGGATGCAACCATTGGCGGGATCGGCGACATACACCACGTCTCGTCCGACCGCGACCGCGACCGGTTGCCAGGGATTGACGGTGGCACCGGCTGGCGGGCGCCATTCGGCACGCAAGGCGAACGAGCGGCGGTCGAATAGCAATAGACGCCCCGGTGCGCCGGCATCGCACAGAAACAGCGTCGCGCCGTCGATCGCGATGCCGCCGGATGCCGCGAGCGCGCGCGGCCCCGTGCCTATGCCGGCGGTGCACGGAACGGTGACGAACGCGCAGGTGCAGAGATCGAACCGCTTGAGCTTGCCCGACATGCTGCCCAGCAGCCAGACCGCGCCCTCGTCGTCGATCGCGACATTGCGGGGCGGTACCAACCCGCCCAAGCTACCAGAAGACTCTAACAGGGTGCGCGCGGCGCCAGGCGCTGCCGGCAGCATCAGTGCGCAACCGTCGCTGTCGGCGTCGCTGCCCATCAGTGCGGCCGGCCAGCCGCCGTCGCCGCCGAGCCGCATCGCCAGCGGATCGTGCGGCGGCCGGGCCGGAGGCGGCAGCAGGGCGGCCGCACTGCTCATGCGGCTTCCATCTCGGCATCGGTGTTGAGCGCGATGGTGAGGCCGGTCAGCTCGATCAGCGCGTTGGCGTCGATCGGTACGTCCGCGCAGAGCCCAAACGGCTGCCCCTGGCGAGTGACGTTGATCGTATCGAGCCGATCGACGCCGGGCACCAATGCCGCGCGATAGAGGTCGCCATAGCGGATCGTGCCGCCGAACGGCCAGCCGGTGCCGTCCGCGCCGCCGTAAAGCGGGTGGAGAAACGTCTGTAGCGCCGCTGTCAGCGCCGCCCCGGTTTCGGCGGAGTCGGCATCGGGCGCCAGCACCGCCGAAATGTCGATGGAGACCGGCACATAAGTCGGCCCGACGACGTACAATTCGGTCGTCATCATTCGTCGCGCATCGAGCGTCGCACAGACCGTACGGAGCAAGCTTTCGACCGGGCGCGGGGCGGCGACCAGGATCTGCTGGTCCCTGCTCCCGGCGATCGCCGGGATGACGACGATGGTGATCGTGCCGGGCACCTGGATGCCGGGGAAATCGGGATTGACCAACGGCATCGCCTTGGCCCGCGCGATGGTGCCCGCCGCCATCGCGAGCAACTCATAATCGCCTGCGGTCACCGCACGGTCGCCGGCTTTGAGGATACGCGGCGCACGCTCCATCGCGGTCGCGATATCCTCCTCATCCGAGCCGCCGGTCGCCGCGACCGGGTTGGTCACGCTCGACGCGTCGATCCCGACGATCGGAGTCATCGGCGCAGTGATCGTGCCGGCGGCGACATTGCCGCGCTCGCCGCCGCCGAAGCGATAGGTGCGCGCGACGATATTGGTCTGGGCGCGGTCGATATTCGCTGCCGGAATACGTCCGCCCTTCCCGCTATCGGGGGCGGCGAGGCCAGGGAAACGCACTTCGCCGGTCGCCCAATTCGGTACAAAGGCCGCCGCATCGGAGGCGAGGCCGAAGAAGTCCTCGACCGGAGTCCAGCTCTCCCAGCTATCGGTCTCGTAGACCTGGACGTCGAGGCTACCGGGCAGGATCGGTGTGCTGGCGGTGCGGAACACCTGGTCCGGACTGCCGTCGCTGCCGCCGAGTATCTCGTCGGTTGCGGTCTGTGCCTCGGTCGCGCGCGCGGCGTTGGCGCGCACGCCGAGCAGCATCGGCGCGTCCTGATAGGCTGAATGCGCCAGCCTCGCGCGCAGCCAATAACGCGATTTGTCGGTCGCCGAGCCGAGCTTGCCCCTGACCAATTGGCCCTTGGGCGGCGTGCGCAGCAACACCAGGCCGGACCGGGTCAGGCCGAGCGTCTCATCGAGGCTGACGTTGAGCGGTCGCCATTCGGTTCCCGCCCAGAATTCCCAGGCGATGCTTGCCGGCGAGGCGATTGGCGTGGCGGCACCGGTACACGGCTCGGGCGGCGGCTCGACCAAGGCCGTTTTCGGCCAGAAAGCGAGCGAGAGCTCGGCGTCGGCCGGGAAATCGCCATTGTCCTCGAACCCCAGCATCAGTGCCGCGCCGGTCGTCGCCAGCGGGCCGAACGGCGCGAAGCCCTGGGCAAGGTCGGCATTGGCGCCCGTGAGCAACGTATAGCCGTAGCCGTCATAGGCCTGCACCGCCGCGAGCGTGGCACGAAAGGCGGTAAGGCCGCGATCGGTCTCGAAGACGATCGGACGGCCATTATCGTCGGGATCGGTAGTGGCCACCTGACTGCGCAGCGGCACCGCGACAGTCGTCATCGCGAAGGTCGGTTGCACCGGGAAGACGAGCATGGTGGTGGCCGATTGGGCAGGGCGCAGCTCGATGCCGATCAGTTCCAGGAACTTCAGGTAGCTGAGCTTGGGCACTTCGTTCAGGCGGAAGACCAGCATCTCGGTCATCCAGGCGAACAGATCGACCAGAGCGAAGCCGGGGTCGCCGGCATTGAAATCGGTCCATTCCGGCGTGTAGCGCGGGATGCGCGTCCGCGCCTCGGCGACGATGTCGTCGAAGTTGCGGTTGTCGAGCACCGGGAAATTGCTGGCCAGCGGCATCTCAGACTCCCTCGGTCACGAACAATGGGTAGACGAGGCTGGTGATCGCGTTGTTCTCGTGGATCCGGTAATCGACCCGGATCAGCGCCGCGGACGGGTCCGAGGCCGAGCTGTCGATCGTCACGTCGAGCACCGCGATCCGCGGCTCCTGCAAGGTGAGTGCGCGACGCACCATATCGACCATCCGCGCGCGATTGGCCGGGTTGTTGGGCGCGAACAGCATGTCGTGCACGCCACAGCCATAATCGGGGCGCATCACCCGTTCGCCCAGCGCGGTCGACAGGATCAGCCACACCGCCTGCTCGATCTTGGCCTCGGCGCGCGCGGTCGCGATGCGGCCGTGCGGCGTCACCCGGAGCGGAAAGGCGAACCCTTCGCCCAGATAGGCGCGTGCCGGCGCGAGGGAAGCGGGCGCGCTCATGCCGGCAGTGCCTCCGCTACGTCCTGCAGTGTCTGGGCGACCGTTTCCATCGTCTCCAGCGCCGACTTCATCCCGTCCAACGTGCCGTCCGAGGCGAGTGGCGGCACGTCGAGCGAGACGCCGGCGATCGACAGGAAGGGGCCGGCCAGGTCGAGGATGATCATCACCGGCTCGACCGACACCATCGCTCCCTGCATCGCGAGTTCGGCATTCTCCTGCGCGCATTGCAGCTGCTGGAGTAGGGCGTCGTTGCCCGCTTGCTGCGCGGTCAGCATGTCGAGCCCGATGCCGTCGAGCACCGCGATCGCACTCTTGAGCGTCGATGCGGCGCAGCGCAGCATCTTGGCGAGCAGCAGCAACAAATCCTTGACGAACGGGATCATTCCCAGCGGCGGCAGCAGCACCATGTTGAGACACTCGAGCAGGTCTTCGCCCGCCTTGACGATGTCGAGGATCGCGCCCGGGATCTTGGGCGGAGACGAGAAGCTCTTGATCGCCTCGATCAGCACGCTGATGAATTTCAACACCTTCAACAGGCATTCCATGCTCGCCATCATCGGCGCGAGCTGGAGCGCGATGTTGAAGTTCATCGAACAATCGTTGGGGATGCCTTTGGTGATGTCGCCGATCGCCTTGAACGTCGCGCCATTGGGCAAGCGCAATTGCGCGCTGCCGGGTTTGGGGAGCCGGAGGTCGACGCACGGCGGCGGCGTGAGTGCCGAGGTGAGGCTGTCGGGCAGTGCAATGTCGATGGTCGCCAAGGATCGCCCCTTTCAGATCGGATTGCTGTTGGGTGTGACGGTGCGCTGCCAGCCATTGCCGCGCAGCAGGATCGCGTTCGCTTCGATCGACAGTAAAGCGGTCGACTTGATCGATACGAAGCCGTTGGACATCGAGATCACGTTGCCATGCGCGTCCTCGATGATCAGCGCGCCCTTGTCCCCGGCATTTTCGGTAGAATCGACGAAGCGGATGGTGTGGCCGTTCTTCGAGCGCAGCATGCGCTGGCGAGGATCGGGCGAGGGCGGCGGATTGGGCTGGTTCCACATCGCGCCGAGCGCCACGGGCTGGTGAAAATCGCCGTTGAGGAATCCGACCACCATCTCGTCTCCGGGCTCGGGCATCCAATAGACGCCGCGGTCCTTGCCGGCATGCGGCTGCGCGACGGAGACCCAGTCGCTGCGATAGCTTTGGTCGAGCCAGGGAAAGCTGACGATAATGCGCCCCAGATTCTCCGGGTCGCGATTGTCCACGACGGTCGCGATGACCAGGCCGGGCATCGATCCGGGAGTCATCGCGGCGCCCCCGTGAAATCCTCGCGGCGGCATTCGAACTTGGTCGTATAGCCGCCGTCGCCGATCGTGTGCGTCGTCTTGGTGACGAGATATTCGCCCGACAGACGCGACCCGACATTCTGGATGTTGACCTTGGTGCCGGCGCGCAGATCGGGCATGCCGACGGTGCTTCCGGTCGCACGGACCATGCGCGCATTGTTGTCGCGCATCAGCGCCATCGCGCGGCGGTTGGCGTCGGCGCGCGAGAAGACCGGCAGGTCGACCACCTGCTCCTCGCGCGGATCGCACTGGATCACCATCTCGCCCAGATCCTGGTTCATCTTGCGCAGCTTGGGATCGTCGAACGCGACCTTTTCCTCGATCGGCTTTTGCGCGGTGCGGTCCCAGCCGCGCACGGTGACCGACTTGAACTGGCCGGCGGTGGTCAGCGTCGGTTTGAAGTCGATGAGGGTGCGGCCCCAATCGAGCTGATAATTGACCGGAAGACGGGCATCGCCGGCAAAGCCGAAACGCACCGTTGGATTGCTGCGGTCGCCGCTGACCGCGATGTCGTAGCCATATTGGCGGGCGAGATTGAGCAGGAAGTCGATATCATATTGCGAGGTCTGGGCGATGAACTCGATTTGCGGTTCCTGGCCTCCCGCGCTCGGGATGATCTCAAGATTGGCTGGAAAACGCTTCTTGCCGCCATCGTTCAGCGAAGCGAGATTTCGCGCGATTTCGCTGGGGGTCTTGTTGGTCCAGGCGGTCGAGTATTTCTTGCGCCGCAATTGGTGCAGCACGTTCAGGCCGCGCACCGACAGCACCGGCGCGCCGCTCGATGGGAAATTGGGCTCCATCGTCGTGAAATTGCCCGACATCACCGAGATCAGCCGCCCGACATAACCGAGCTGGATGTCGACCAGTTTCGAGCAAGGTTCGAACAATTTGAACGGCAGGTTCGCGCTGTCGGGGCGCTTGAGGTCCGCGGCGCTTTCCGAGCCGATGAATTTGCAGCGGCGGCTGTCCGCGTCCCAATTGTTGACGGTCAGCTCGAACTGGTCGAGCTCGGTCAGGCTGTCGCGATAGGTCAGCTCGGTGATGTCGCGCAGCACGTTCTGCGGCAGGCCGCTGCCATCGACCAGTACCGCGAAGGCCGGCACATACAGATGCCGGTTCTCGGGCCGCGCCGCATCCTGGGCGAGGGGCGTGTAGACGGTCATGCCGCGCTTGCTCCCGGCGGGATACGCGGCACGCGCAACTGATTACCCGGGGTCAGCCGGCGCGGATCCTCGATGCCATTGTCGGTCGCGATCCGCCGCCATTCGCCGGGGCGGAGATAATAAGTGTTGGCGACGCTCTGCAGCGTCTCGCCCTGGCGCAGCACATGGCCATGGGTGCGATCGGGGGACGAGGGATTGAGCTGGGCGAGCTGAAGATCGAGCGGCAGATATTCGCGGATCGACAGGTTGAGCTTGGCGCGGAGCGGCAGGCCGGAACGACTCCAGAACGTGAAATGCTGCCGGCAGCTGACGATCACCCCGGTGAAGCTATCGCGCCGCTGACCGGCCTGTTTCTCCGGCAACTGCCCGCCGGGGAAACCGTCACCCCAATGGAAAGTGACCGTGGGTGGGGCATGGCCGGTCGGTTCGATCCGGTTGGCGGCATATACCGGATCGGTCAGCGTCGCCACACTGATCGCGTTGACCCCAGTGCCTTTGTCGGACGTGTCGAAGAACAACTCCACCGTCAGCATCTCGGCATTGCCGCGGACGAACTGCTGCAACGGAGAAATCAGGCCGGGGATGTTGATCTCGGCGAATTGCGACTGCTTTTCCAGCTGCAATTCGGTCGGATTGTACTGGACTGGCAGCGTTTCGTCGCCAGCTTGCCAGTGGATGACCAGATAGGCCTGGCCGGGTTGGGGAATGGCCATCGCTCAGGGCCTCCCGCTCGTTCCGGCAATGCCGCCGCGGCCATCGTCGGCGACATGGCTTTCTTCTTCGCGACGGCGGCGATGCGCGTCGCGATCATCGACCGCCGACAGCACCGCGCGGACGATCCGGCCCAGGGTGCGCTCGTCGAGCAACGCCTGGTTGTCGACCAGCCTGATGGAGGAGACGACCTCGTTGATGATCACGTCCACGTCCCCGGCCCCCTATTTGAAGATCGCATCGACGACGCCGCCGATCGCCTGGCCGAGCACGCCGCCCGAGCGGACCAGGCTCAGCCCCTCATGCGCGATTTCGACGCTTTCGATCGCGACCTGGCTTTGCGCCGCGTTCATTGCCGGCCCCGTCCATTTGAGCGGCAGGCCACGCCGGAACGACCAGGTGATCTGCGGCTGCCGGTTCTGATCCCGCAGGATGATGATGCCGTCCTTGCGGACGCCCACGCCATTCAGATAGGCCTCGCACCAGGTCCACAGGTCCGAATTGTCCATCGGATCGCGCTTGGCGATCACCCCGCGCCGCATCACCAGATTCGACCATTTCATCCGGCCGGGAAATTTGAGCACACCCCCGTTCAGGCCGCCCGCCGCATAATCCTCGACCTCCATCGTCATCTCGAGGCCACTCACTTCGGAAAACGACGCCATCGTGCCGAGCCCGGCGCTGGACAAAGCGATCGTGCCCAGACCGACGCCGCTGCCATCGCCCTGCGTATCGAGCAGCGAGACCGAGAAATTGAACCCAGGCAGGGGGTCGCGGCGCTCATAGGCCATCAGTTCAGCCCTCCCACCAGCGGGCGCAGGCCGCTGCCGTCATCGACCAGCTCGAAACTGTTGCCCTGGCGGCCCATGCGGATCACGATGAACTCGAGCGGCACCGATGGGGCGATCGCGATATCGACGAACAATTGGCCGTTGGCGCGCGCCGCAGCGTCGTTGTTGCCGGTGTCGCAGCGTATTCTGAAAGCCTCCGCAGGGGTTGCCCCGGCAAGCGCGCCGGCTTGCCACAACGCCGTCAGGAAAGCGGTGATGCCGCTCGTCAGCAGCAGCCGCGTAGCATCCGAATTGGGTTCGAACACCGCCCATTGCGTCGCCGCATCGAGCGCGTCGCGGATCATGCAGACCAGCCGGCGGACCGGTACGAAGATCCAATTGGGGTCGGACGACATCGTCCGGGCGCCCATGATGCGCAGCAGGCGTCCGTCGCGCGCGACCAATGCGTTGATCCCGGCGCCATTGATCAGGCCGTGCGTCGCGGGGTCGATCGTGACCGAGGTGGCCTGTGCCCAGCCAAGCGGTTCCGCCGCGGCGGCGCGATGCACCCCGATCGTCAGGTCGGTATCGGCAAACTGGCCGGCGACATGGCCCGAGGGCGGCACCAGCCGCACGCCGCCGCCGACGAGCGGATCGGCGACCGCGATCCAGGGGAAATAGAGGATGCCGAACGCGCTGTCGAAGCGCTGCCGCCAGGCCTGGACCGGCGCGGGGCCGAGATCGCCGCTGCGCGCGGTGGTGAATGGCGGGTCGATCAATGCGACCCGGTCGCGCAGCATTTCGCATTGCGCGATCATCGCCGCCTGCACCGTTTCGATCGCGCTGGCATCGAACACCGGCGGCAGCTCGGGCTCGCGCGTCGGGGCGGCGAGCGCCGGTCCCGCGGGAATTGCACAGGGCGCACAGGGGTCGGGCGTCTCGGGAGGCACAGGGTCGCGCAAGACCCGCACCGGCTGGATCAGGATATCCGGGCAGGCGAGGATCGCGATGTCGCTGGCGAGCGCTAACGGCGCCAGGCCGGTATCGATGAAATCGCTCGGCGCCAAATGGATCAACCCGTCCACGCCGCCTGACAAGGTCAGGTCGGCGCCGTCGTCGAGCGCGACCGGGACAGCCGCCCAGTCCGCTGAGCTGCCGTCGCTGATCGCGGCGATCAACGGGGGTGCCGCGCCGGGATGGGCGTCGAGCAGGCTGGTATCGTTGACGATGCCGGTAAGTGCAGGCGGCAGCCGCAGGATGTCGGGGGCGAACCGCGCGGCGCCGGCGACGGGGGAAAGCGCGGTATCGACCGCGACGAGCTGTCTCGCCTCGCGCACCGCAAGGTCATAATCGATCCGCTCCACCCGGAACGGCCGGCTAGTGTCGATCCCGCTCAATGGTTGCTGCCAATCGCGGCGCAGTGCCGGGTCGGGATCGACCCAGTGCAGCATCGCGGCGGCGGCATCGACCGCTGCCACGACCCGCCATGCGACGACCGGGCCTTGCGTGATCCTGACCAGAGCCAGCCGCGCGAAGGCGGCAATTTCGGCGACCGGTGTCGCGAGCGCATTGCCGTTGCCGATCGAGATCGTGTCGGCGCGGCGCGACGGGGTGAGCCGGGCAGTCAGCATGTTGCCCCAGCCGCCGGGGGTCGAGGCGGCAAGGGTCAGGCCGAACCGGCCATCGGCAAGACGGATTCGGGCCGTCGCCGCGCTCGCTTCGATCGCTGCCACGCGCACCACGCGGCATTCGCGCCCGCCATTCTCGAAGAACGCGCGCACCGCGTAAGCGAGATAGCCGCCGCCGATATACGTGCCGAAGATGCTTTCGAACTGGCGCATCGATCGGCAGGCGACGGCGATCCCGATCGGCCCGCGATCGGCGATTCCGGCAAAGCCGGCGATATCCGTCCGCACGCCCGCGACGACGCCGCGATCGGCATCGACGGGCTGGATATAGACGCCGGGAGTGTCGGGGCGCGCTAGCATCGCCGGATCAGCTGGCGAATTTCAGTTCGAGGCCTTCGTGGACGAGCTCGACGCTCTCCATCGCGACCTCGTTATTGGCGGCGTGGAGTGTCGCGCCCTCGACCTTGTTCGGCCAGGCCTTGACGAATTCCCAGCGCAGCACGTCCTTGCGCCCTTCGTCCATCAGGACGATCGCGCCGCTGCGGCGGTCGTTGATGCCGTTGGAAATCTTGCCGTACCAGTCCCACAATTCCTTGTTGCGCGTGTAGCCGCGCTTGAGGACGATGTGGTTGAACTTGCGCTGGCCGATCAGCTGGCGCGACCAGTTGACGCCTTCGTCGCCTTCCCGATAGGCGACCGCTTCGCCTTCGGCGACCAGCCCCGACACTTCCGAGAAAGAGGCGACGGTCAGGCCGCCTATCTCCAGGCGGAAATTGAAGCCGCGATACGGATCCTTGCGTGGTTCGAGTGCCATGGGACTATGCTCCCTTCAGAAATGGGCGATCAGGCCGCGTCGGTGGTGCGGGCGGTGAGACCGATGCGGATGATGACGAATTCGGCCGGCTTGACCGGAGCGACCCCGATCACGCAGATCAGGCGGCCGTTATCGATATCCGACTGGGTCATCGTGGTGCGGTCGCACCGAACGAAATACCCTTGTGTCGGATCGGTCCCCTCCAGCGCGCCGGCGCGCCAGGTATCGGTCAGGAAATTGCTGACCGTCTGCGTGACGCGGGCCCATAGCGGTTCGGCATTGGGCTCGAACACCACCCATTGCAGGCCGCGTTCGATCGACTGTTCGAGATAGTTGAGCAGTCGCCGGACGTTGAGGTATTTATATTCCTGATCCGACGTGATGCAGCGCGCGCCCCACACCCGGATCGAGCGTCCGTCGGGCCGGAAATCGCGGATCACGTTGATGTTGACCGGGCTCGGATTGAGCACGTCCTGCTCGCCCTGTTGCAAGGTGCGCGCGAGGCCGGTGATGCCCATCATCACTTCGTTCGCGGGCGCCTTGTGGACGCCGCGATCCTCGTCGGTGCGGGCGATGAGGCCCAGCACGTGGCCGGACGGCGGCAGTGCGAAGGTGCCGATATTGGCCAGGTTCGCCGGCATCGGATCCGGGATGGTCAGCCACGGATAATAGAGCGCGGCATATTTGCTGTCGAATAGTTGGCGCTGCTGTTGCACCGCGGCGATCGAATCGTCGGCGCTCGCGCTGTCGAGGATGGCGACGCGATAGCGGGCGAGCTCGCAATGCGCGATCACCCCGGCCTGCAACGCGGCACCGCCTCGACCTGGTATCGCGACCAGGCTGACATCGGTCTTGTTGCGCAGCGATGCGAGCCCCGTGCGCAACCGCGGTTCGGCATTGTCGGCGCCGAGATAGATCGTGTCGGTCATGGTCACGATCGAATCGTCGCCGCCGGTCAGCATCTGGACAGCAGGCACGACCAGATTGCCCGGCAACGTGTCGGTCAGCGCCTCGGGACCGGTGCGGATCACTTCGGTGGCATTGTCCTGAAGGCTGTCGAGCACGCGGACGTAGGCGGACTCGCCATCCGGCCGATTGTCCTCGACCCGCGGCGGTCCGTTGGTCGCGCCGACCACTTGCTGGAAATACCGGCTGTGGCGATGATCCATCGACAGGCTGTTGAAGGTCTCGCTGGCGAGCACCAGCGTGTTGCGCGACGGCACCGCTGGATCGGGTAGACGGCGCAAATTGACGGTCATGCGGAATTCGCGCGAGCGGATCTCGAGCGGATCGGTGATCGCGCCCAGCGCCGCGAGGATCGCCGGCGTCAGGCCCGGCGGATCGAGTGTCACCGTGCCGTTTGACCGGTCGATGCGGCGTACCTTGAGCAGGCAGGTCGCGCCGGTGCCGGGATTGCGGACCTCGAGCAGCGAGCCGGGCTCGATGCCGGTCAGGCTCTCGACAGTGAATTGCAGCGGCGGCGTGAGCACGGTGATGCGGGTATTGGCCAACCCGCGCGTCTCTTCCTCGAACGATACGCCCAGCCGGTTGCCCCAATCGCCGACGTCGAGCGCCTGCACCTCGAACAGTTCGGCTCGTTCCACCAGCGTGCTGCCGGCGGCATGCGTGCGAGCGAGATCGGCAGTGAGCGGGATGGTCGCCGCTGTGGCGGCGGACGAAGCGGCGGAAATCGCAACAAAGGCGATGCCGCCCGATGCGGTCGTGATCCGCGCGAAGTCGCCTGCCGCCCAGCCGGTGCTCTGGGTCACCAGCAGCGAGGTGGCGCCGGCATCGGCGGCGAGCGCTACCGGGGTGGTCGTGCGCGGTCCGGCCGCCGGGGCTTGCTGTGCCTGTACCGCCGCGGCGGCGGGATGATCGCGGACCAGTCCTTCCGCCAGCGTGACGGTCCCGGCGTCGGGGGCAGGGCCGCCACTCGCCGGGAGAGCGACAATCACGGCATATTCCGCGACCGCGCCGCTTTCTATCCGTACCAGCTGACCCGTCTTCAGCCCGACCCGATTGTTGAGTGATAGCGACCGGACGCCCGCGCTTACCGCGGCGCTCAATGCTTTGGCGCTGACCGTGCCATCATCAGCCAGCGTCACGCTTTCGACCGTACTGCCGGGCTCGACATCGAAAGCGAGCGGCTGTGCCAGCGGGATCGCACCGAGCGTGCCGACAGCATGAACTTCATGATTGGCCGCGCCCTGGTCGAGCTCGACGACGCCGGCTGCCCCGCCATTGGCGGTCGCGAACACCATCAGGTCGCCAGGAACGGCATCGGTCGCCAGCACACGCGCGCCGCCGCCCGGCGCAACGCTCTGGTTGAGCACGATCGCGGTCGTGCCGGCATAGGCATTGCGCAGTGGCTGGTTGAGGGTAAGCCGGAAGAGCCCGGCACCGACCACCTCGACTTTGGTCACCACCGTCACTTCGATATTGGGCGCGGTACCGATCTGCGCGATCCAGGGCAGCAGGTTGGGGTCGGCGGCGGGCAACCCGGCGATATAGGTATCGAGCGGTTTGTTGCTGGCGATGAACAGGTCCTGCGACCCGGCGACGGCATCGGCCGAAAGCGTGGTCGTCAGCGCGGCGAGGCCGATCTTGGTAAGCGCATGCTCGCTGATCTTGCCGCCCGCGGCGTGGGCGAAGGCCAACGGGCCATCGACCGCGACATGCTGGGTAACCGGTGTGGTGATGCCAGCCGCGGCGATCTCGCGATATTCGGCGGCGCTCCCGTCGCCGATGCGGATCGTGTCGCCAGCCGCGAGCGAGCTGGCCGCTGGCGCCAACGTATAGAGGCCAATCGCGGTGCCCGTGCCCTGCTGCGCGGTACGCAGCAACAAGGTCTCGCCCAACGGGTTGGCGACGGTATCGAGTGGACGCCAGAACGCGTTGACCAGCGCCGCGGCGGCCTGAGGTGGCGCCACGCGCACGACATAAGCGCGCTTCCCGCCATTGGTGAAGAAACCCTCGATCGCGTGCGGAAGGTAGCAATGCGTGCTGCCGACCGCGTCGGTGACGCTTGCCGGATCGAGGATGCCGCCGAACCAACGATTATAGTCGCCGACGCTGGTCACCAGGATCGGGACGTCGAGGGGCCCCCGTTCGGCGACGCCGACGATGCCGGCCGTCGAGGTGCTGACACCCTCGATCGGCTTGGCTCCGCTATCGACCTCTTCGACATAGACGCCCGGCGAGAGATATTCAGCCATTGCGATTCTCCTTGCGGCATGAGGATGCTGCGTTGGTCATGGGAACACGAAATCGGTGATCACCGTCGTCTGACCCCAGCCGAGGACGACGATTTGCTTGAGCGGGTTGGGCTGAGAGGCATGGGTCGCGGTCAGTTCGACTGCGGCAACACGGTGGATCGGCGGCAGCGCATAGTCGCCCTCGGTGCCGCTGCTGGTCTGATAGCGGGCGCTCGGTTGATATTCCGGCTGGAGCCCCACGCCGCCGCCGGCGATCTCGATCGCGCTGGTACTCGCGCCGATCCCGCCCAGTGACGTAGTCCAGACCGACGCGTCGCCGCGCCGCGCGGCAAGCGAGAGGGGATTGGTCGGTCCGCCCGCGCCGGCGATGGCGCGCGTGACGACCGCGCCCTCACGGTGATCGCGACGCAGCGGGAAATCGAGCGTGAAAGTGGCTGGCTGATCGGCGCTGGAGCCGGCAGCGATACTGTGGATACCGATATATTCTAGCCGTTCGGGATCGCCGGGCTCGACCGCCACCACATCGCCCGCAGCGATACCGACGCTGTCCGACAGCCGGAGCGTGATGTCGCCGGCGACGCCGGGCAGCAGCAGGGATTTGGTCGCGGCGGAGGGAGTGAAGTTGCGCCGTGCCATGGTCGCGCTGGTGTCGCGATCGGCGTAGATCCCGGCGTAACAGGGCATAGCGTCGGGGGCAGCGGCGGCGGCGGCGGGATGTTGCATCCGCGCCCACACGCCGGACACGCGCACCGTCCCGCCCGACAGCGGACCGGTGCTGCGCGACACCATCCGGCCCGACAGCCAGGTCGGTGCGCGATGCAGCATCACGTCGCCGAGATCGATCGCCGCGAACGCGTCGGGATAGCCCGGCTGGGCGCCAACTGCTTCGTCGAGCGTGATCGCCAGAAAACCGGCCGCCGTCACGGTCAGATCGACGCGCGCGGTCGCGATCGTCGGGGCGTAGAAGGCGACAGACGGTTGACCGACCACGCCGACCAGCCCGCCGTCGCTTGCCCGCGCCGTGGCACCCGGCAATGTCGTCGCGGCCGCGACCGCGAGAACGGGAGGCAGGCCGGTAGTCTCGTCGACCAGCCGCAACCGCAGGATAGCCTGGCTGCGGTCCGCCATGGTCGGTGGCGGCACCTCGGGGGAAAAATACCAGCTGGTCTCCCCGGCAAGGACGGTCCGGGTCGTCACAGGCCTGCGGGCTCCGCCACGCCATATTCGGGCAATGCGATCGTTACCGGCGGGCCTAACGGATCGGGCGCGGTGGTCTCGATCGAGACGATGCCGACCTCATAGGCCAAACTCAATGTGTAGCCGCTATCGAGCGAGTCCCACAGCCTTGCGATCTCCTCAAGGCCTGGATTCTCCAGCCGCACTGCCAGCTCCACGCTGGTCCCCGCGAAGTCGCCGCTGAGCAGCGCGCCCGAAACGAGCGGCGTTTCGTGGAAAGCCTGCAGGATTGCGCCGAGCACATGGTGGCGCGTCGCCACCGGCACCGCGCTGCCGTCGAGCCCGATCATCGGGCAGATCAGATAATGGAGCCGCACCGGCAGCGGGGTCGGGCGGAGACGGTTGGGCGCGATCCGCTCGGGCGGCGCGTTCAGCCGCTGGTCGTCGCGCTCGACCCGATAGAGCCACAACGAGATGCCGCTTTCCCCGCCACTGCTCATCTCGTCGGGATTGCCCAGCGACACAACGGCGGCGCCCACCCCGGTGAACAGCAGCTTGAGGATTGGATCCGCCTGCATCGCCGCGAGCAGCACCGATCGCAGTGTTTCGGAGGCGGCGCGGATCGCGGAGTTCATGCAGCGACCCTTTCAGCGTCGGATCGCGTGCCAGATCTCGCTGCCGCCCGGCCACGCCCGGGCCATCGCTCCGTCGCGTTCGAGCAGTTCGAGCGTCGCGCGGACCGTGTCCAAGCTTGGTGGGGGCTGCAGCTGCGCGAGCCAGGATTCGGCGATGCCGCGCAGCGAGTCCGCAGCCTGGGGCCGAAGGCGAACGTAGCGGCGTATCGCTTCGGCAACTCGCGCAATCTCAGGATCATCAGCCACCAGCGGTTTCGAGCTCTTGCTGGCCAACCGATCGCAACTACTGTGCCAATTTTTAAGCAACTGAAATAAAAGTATTTATTTGTCAGTTTCGGATGTATATCGGTCGCATTGGGGGCAATTGACGCCCTCAATCGCCCGAGGCCGGGTGATTAAAATGCAATTTCAATCGTTTGGCTGTGGGTGCTCGTTGCCCCGGGGGTGGGCTCTACCGCACCCGGGGGCCCGCAGTTATATTCGGGCGTATCGGTA